ATAGTTAATTGGTTGAACCATTTAGAACACCCCGTAACTTCTTAATTCATCCATCAACCCGCCTGACGAACTAGATGCGCTTCCAAACTTACCGCCAAGCCCGCTATAAATACCAAGGCCACCAGCTAGACCAGATGGAATTGCGCCAAACGCTCTCCCTTGGGCAATGTCACCACCAGCTAATGCCGCACCTTGTTGACCAAGTAAATTAGTCACATTAACGCCTGTTGCCTGACCAGCAGCACCAACACCAGCGGCAGCATTTTGCCCCAATGTTGTCATCCCACCTAATCGGCCATATTGCTGCTCAATGAGACTTGATAGTAACTTTGGCCTGAATTGAGCTAGCGCGCCTTGAATGTTGCCACCACGCAAGCCACCAGTGGCAGATGCACGCTGGAGTAATGCTTCCTCGCCTTGGCTGGCAAGTGCTTGGAATGTCTCACCACCTCGAATGCGCTCGATAGCTGCACGCTCTGCCTCTGGCCCTCGTAGTCCTAAGAATGCTTGCTGCGCTTCAAGTGCCGGTGTTCCAGCAGAAACATAAGGTGCTAGAAGTTTCTGAACCGCATCAAATTGTCTACGTTGCTCTTCAATGCCTGCTTGCGATGCGCCTGCTTGAGTTTGTGATGCACTTTGTGCCGCATCAGCTTGAGCAAGTCCTGATATAAGTGTTGCGCCACCAACGGCAATTCCCGCAAGTGCTGCCCCAGATAGTCCGAATGTCATTTTAATTCCTCCAAGTGCGCGTATTCAAGTGCTGGCGCAGGAATAGTGAACAAGTCCCATAGCGCATTTGGTTCCTGCTCGTTGGTTGGGTTTGCGTGAAAAGTGGTCACCTCTACGTCAGTCAAGGCAACACCAGCACGCTTAGTGCCGATATTAGAAACACTCATATCACCTGGCCCAAGGGTGCGGGGGCCATTGTCTGTGCTGACGATTAGACTGCCTTTGCGAACCAAGAAAAAGGATTCTTGCTTGTGGATTGCTCCAGTTAAAGCAGTACCAGCCGGAATGTGCATTGTGCGAGCGTACAGGCCAGCGCAGAAAGTGTGCTCTACAGGCATATCTACCTGTGGCAGCTTTAATAGCTCAGCCTCTAGCCGATAGATTGGCAGATGACTAGCTGGCACATCCCGAACAACGACATTATTCATCAGACACTCCTGGAAGGCCGCTGGATGCCGTGACTCAGCGGATTGATTTTCGCACATTTTGGCATTTCGTCAATCCATCTCAGATTCGCGCTCTTCCCACGCCTGACAAACCCGCATATCGTTGCAGATAAAGTTCAGCTTTTCGCAATGACCCCTAAAGCCTGCGCCCTTGTCGTAGGTTGCCAAAGGGATGCGCTCAATCCTGACTTGGGTCATAAAGCTGTTGTCGTAATACTCGCAGTTTGAACAATGCTTGCGCCGTGCGTCCTTTTCATCGCACTGCATGGCCTCGGCCAGCCCAACGTAAAACTCTTTGTTTGCGCCTGGCTCATTGGTCGGCACTTCAGGGCCATAGTTCCAGTCCTGCACCGCAATGGCGTAATTCTTTTTGTTCTTTGCCGTGGTAATAAAACCCTCATCCATCGGCAGGCCCATAAATCCTTTGGGCATCATCATAAATTTGTCCATGCTGTTCTCCTTATGAAATTTCTCGACCAGATGCGCGGATGGTTAAAGATGTTGCCGCCCCTGCCAGCGTAGATATAAAGCCACCAACATCTAACGCCTGACCCACTAACTCGGGACACGTATAGGTCTCATCAGGCACGATGGTTCGCGCATCAATAATCAGGTTCGATGCCGCTGCTGAGCCAGTTACAGTGACCAGATTGCAACTGAAGGTCACATTGTTAGCACTGGTGTTTGTCACCGTAAACTTGTCAATGATTGCCTTGACATTCGTTGCGGTGTATTGAGTGGTCTGTGCGTTTTCTGCTTGCTTTGCAGGGATTAGCACCTTTACTGATACGGTCATTGGAAACCTCCGATGTTATTTGAGACTGTCAAGATTATGGACGGGATGCCTGGAACAGGGGCAGCGGCAGCAAAAGCAGTAATTTCAACGCCAAGATCAGTAACCGAAAACATCAGTTCAACATAGTCATTTGATTTGAGATCAAAAAAATAATTTAGTGACGAAAAAATCTCAGCATTGTTGCCTTGAATTCTTATTCTACTGGCGCTGTCTGCTACATCAACTCCATTTAATCGAAACCACAAGTCAAAGATTGCCGTACCGCCAGTGGTTTTATCAAGTTGAATTGATGTTTGAAAATCATAAATGCCTTCGCTGTCCACTTGCACCCGTGAAGTTGTAGCTAAAAACACACCTTGGCTTAAATCTGTTGTGTTAAATGTGATGGCTTGGGCTGTGTTGATAACCGTGGCTGTCTGTATGGTGGTGTCGTAAAACGTTCCATATTTGCTGCGCTTGAATTCCCGTGGTGGTGGAGTCATCTGCAAACCCTCTACCGCTTTATTCAGCTTGTCCACTAACGCTAGCGCCTGATTTGCTTTGCTTTCAGCTAGTGCCACAGTCACCGCAGTTTCTTGTGCCAGCAAAGCAATCCTGTCAAGTGCATTCTGTGCCTTTGCGCCCAATGCAGCATCATTGACTCCCGTTTCCTGCGCCAGCGCAATGATCTGCGCTAGTGCCTCGGTTGCGGCAGCAGCAGCATTGTCTGCTTGAAATTCAAAGTCGGTTCCAACAATTACTTGCAGTTGGTCAACCGTGGAAAACAGAAGCTCAAACTGCCTGATCTGCTGCTGGTCGGTCAAGAACGCCGCGAGTTGGTCACGGGTCAAATTTAGCTTGCGGGAGACGGGCGCGGTAGCCATCAGTAGGCCAATGGCTCGATTTGAGCTTCAAGTCTGATAAAGGAAACGTGAGCATCACTGTCGCCACGGAAACGCTGTATGCGCCAGTTCCGCATATGACCTTGCTGAAACCAGGTCAGGCGCTTGTTGCTTCCGGTAGTGCCTACGCTGATGCTGCGGTCTTGGCTGTAAGCCTTTCCGTCCACGCTGTAGCTAGTGCTTATCTGAGGATTTTTTCCAATAGCGACACTACCCGTCAGGCTGACTAACTCTAAGCGATTAAAGATTGCACCATTGCTTTCGTTATAGACAATGAGCGTGCCAAACTCCCAACGCACTTGCTGGCCCCAATGGTGTCCGGTGTCTTGGACTAGATAGCCGATGTTGCTTGATTGCGGGTCGCCCACTAGCCACTTGTCGTAAGCCCACACCATATTCCGTGCGCGGTACTGAGCAAAACCATTTAGCGTGCTTACCAAGGTAAACCAGACAGGGGTTTGCAAAGCCTCGGATGCGGCTGCGTCATAGACTACAGTTTGGTCAGGCAGATGCACATAAAGATGCTGGTGCGCCTTGTCGTTTCTAGCCTCCAACTTGACCAAGGCTAATTGCGCCTCGCTGTACTGCAACAGGATATTATCGATTTCTTGCGTGCTGACTTTTTGCGTGGTGGCCGCTGCGCCTACATAGATTCCAGGGGCTTCATTGCGACCACTGCCCAAAAATGCTATGCGCTCAATAAATACGCAGCATCCTTGTGTTCCGATCACGCCTTTTTGTAGTTGCGCTCCGTCAATCCTTGCGAATGGAAATAGCTCGCCGCCCACGTTATCGAATACCTCTACGGTATTCCTGTTCAGCGCATAGACTTCGTTTCGCAGCTTTAACAAAGCCACCACAGGGTCAGGGTCAACCTCTGAGCTTCCGTACTTCAACGGATTAACGGCCAGCGGGTTTGATAACTCGGTGACGATTAAAAACTCGCCATCGGTGGTCATGAAGTAACCATCCACCCAACAGAAATCAAGCACTACGCCAAGATCGGGGTCAGTCACTTGGGTTAGCGTTGTGCCACTCCAATAATAAAGCCGCCCACCCGAAGCAATTGCCAGTTGGTCAAAGCTGTAATCAAAAGTCACTAGTTGATCTGTAGGCCCACCCACATCGCCCAATGTAGTCACTGTGCCTGCGCTGTCAATCTCCACCAGCTTTGTACCCATAACCCGATACAAACTGCCTTGCCAGTTAATGCCGCCACGGTCAATGCCTGGGCCTGTGCCGTTAGCCACAATCCCATCACCTGGTCGCAGAAAGCCATTGCTTATGCCTGATTGTTTTGGCACAGGAACAAAGTTCACCGGATAACTGGTGCGCAGCTCTGGCGTGTTATCAGCAAATATTCCGTTCAAGATTGGGACTTGCATTTACTTAGCCTTATTTCGCGCAGATATTTTCTTTGCCTTAGCTTGTGCATCTGCTTTAGATGATGCGCCCCATGCCATCAAACTCAACAGCAATCGAGTGGGTTCACCATCTTTGTATTCAGGGCCATCGTTGCCACCCATCCGAGCCAAGAACGATGCTCTGCGAGGGTTGTCGCCTGATTTGACAGGGGGCTTTAGATTCATGCCTTCAGCACGGGCGGCAGCACGACCCTTGGCGTTCAGTCCGCCTTTAGGATTCTGGCCTTCTTTGCGTGCGTAAGCTGGAG